TCCGATAACCCTAGTTCATAGACAGCATTGATCATCTCCAGTAGTTCATGTACTAGAGAAGAGTAATAGGGTATACCCCTAAGATCCTTAGACAGGGTTACTCTAGGAGTAGGATAAAAGAAGAACTCCCCAAATTCATCCTTGGGCATCTCAATGTGATCCACAGGTACTACATAGGGCGACCACTTGATGTCCATGGGAGACTCCTAGGGTTAATGCTTGGCTCTATTGACCGACTTAGGGACGATCCTTAGATTCGTCCTACGGTTATCCCGGGGGTTACCGTTCTTGTGGTCAATGTCCTTGCCGTCACCCTTTCGGACCTTGCCTTCACGGGTCAACTGCCTGCGGACCTTGTTTCTATGGGCTCGGTCTTTCTTGTACTTGGAGGTACCGTGGTACTCTCGATATTCTTCTTTGTAGTCACGGTCTGACATTACTTGGCCTTCTTGTTGACCTTAAGACGGTTCTTGACCTGACCATAGGCAATTGCATATGCCTTGGCCTTGGACATACCCTTCTTCATCAGGGCTTTGACAACCTTCTTTGGCATTACTTCTTACCTCCGCCGCCAGTATTAGGAAGAGACTGAATAGTTGTTTGGGTTTTAATAGAACTAACATTACGCAAAGTCATTGCTCCTTTAGAAGTTGCTGCGGCAATTTCAGCCTTAATAATCTTAGGAGTCTTTAGGTTATTCTTTGATCCTCGGGCACGCTGAGACTGAATCTTAAGTTCAGGAGCAATAAACTTGTTCAACAGGGACATGATTACCTCTTTGCAGGAGAAACTTTAGGACCAGATGCACCGCGCATCCCGATCTTCATCTTTAGCCATTACCAAGCCTTACAAGACCAGTATCGGGCCTTCGTCTTGGGACCGGGGTTATCGCAGTTATGACGGGCCCTAAAGTTCTTCCTGCGACCCGGAATGTGCTTCTTGATCTTCATATTCGGATCACCGAACCGGACGATCTTGGTCTTGTCTCCATCCTTGACACACACGGCAGACTTCTTGGGTCCACCCGGGGTCCTGAAGGGCTTGTTGATCTTCTTACCGTTGCACGGACTTGGCATTGACAGCCTCCAGTAGTTCCTTGGGCAGAGCCTCGCGCAACTCACGCATGGCCTTTGCCAGCCCCGTAGCCGCCCTCAGAGAGCGTTCGTGACGGAGATGGTCTTCATACTTGGTCAGGGCGATACACGCTTTGTGGGTCAGATTAAGCGACCACTCAGTCACAGGCTCATCCATGTGTCACCTCTGGGCTTTCGCCCTACAGCGTGTTCCATAAACCGTTCAAGTTCACGATCCAACTCCTCTTCCTTCCGATTAGCCATCTTACGGTTAACATCCTGAGCCATCCGTTCAGCCCAGAAGCCTACGGCCATAGCCAAGACATCCAGTCGGTCATCGTAGGCCAGAGCCTTACGGACCCGGGTAATACGGGACATCTGCCACATAAGTGAATACTGGAGGGCCTTCTCCGTGGCATATGTTTTGGTGGACTCGTAATCGTTTCGGATGACCCCGGTGTCAAAGACCAGCCGATGCTGGTTCATAACAGGCTCTAGGGTGTCCACAATCCGGCGTTCCTTCTGGGTGTTGTGGCGAACTTCCTCAACCGTACACGGATAAATCTTCATCAGGTACGGCTTCAGCAGTTCAGAGAACATACCGTCGCCAAAGTTTGATTCGATGATGATCTGGTTGACAGACTGAGCCTTGGCAATGTTGACCAACTTGGTCATCGTGGCCTCGTCATAGCCGCCCTGTAGACCACCAGCAGCGGTCACATACAGGAAACCATTCAGCATCTTCACCACAGCATAGGCGGTTTCATTGTCGCCACGACCGCTAGGGTCGATAGCCATAATCCCACCCTCATAGGGAATCCACTTGCCTTGGATGTCCATAGGCCCGTAGTAACGGTCGCCATTGAACCCAACACAGGGGATGTCCTTGATGATGTTGTTCGTATTTGTGGCCCAGATGGGCTTTTCAGGGGCGTTTTCGGGGTTCAGACCCAGCACAATCAGGTCGCTCAGTTTCAGCGGGTACCTGTCTGCATCGCTCAAGGTGCTGTCCAGCATGAACTGGAGGGCAAACCCGGTACGGCCATAGGAGGCTTCACGCTCCATCAGATCCAGCGTGTTAAAACGCCTAGGGTCTGTGGGGTCACCAATGATGCCGTTCCGCAGGAAGGGAGCCAGTTTCTCCCCAAAGGCCACCTTCAGGCGTTCATCAGGGAACCGGGCAGGCCAGACACGGGTGTCATAGCCCTTTTCGTGCAAACCGTGGTAGATCGACTGCTCGGTCTGCGGCGTACCCAGATAAATCACCTCCCCTCCGGGTTTGAGGACCGCTTCAAACTCAGCAATCGATGCCTGCAACTTATCCCGCATCAGGAAGGTTGCAGAGTTATTCAATGACTCAACATCGTCAGCAATGATCAGGTCAGCACGGCTACCCGTAATCTGACTGGTGATTCCCTTAGAAACAACACTAGGGGCTTGCGAGGCCGGAGCAGGACCAACATCGAAGGCAATCTTGGAGTTACGCTGTCCCTCCTTGGGCTTCAGATGCTGGCAGATTGGGATCTCATTGATCAATCGAAGGGTAAAGGTACTGAAGTCATCTGCTCGTTGCTTGGATGCAGACACCACCAGCACATTCAACTTGGGGTCCATTAACAGTCGATAGACCACATAGGCACTAGTCAGCCACGACTTGCCTACCCCACGGAACGCCTGAACGACTCGCCGCCTAGGCCCCTTCTGGAGATACTGGGCAATATCCACCTGTACCGGGGTTGGTTCCGGTAGTCCAAGGTGGTCCCACGCCAGATAGACGAAGTTCCGAAAGTCCTTCAGTTTGCGTTCTAGTTCACTCAAGCGGCTTCTTCTTCATCAAAGGGCATGATCTTAGCGAGATTCAGCATGGGTTCTGAGGCCGCAGGGGCACAGTCAATGCTGTTATCCTTTAGGAACTGACGGGCCACGCTGAGATCGGCGGGGGTCGCATCCCCGGACTCGATCTTGCGTAGCAGTTCCTGAGCCAGAGCCGAATGGATGGACTCAAGGATTTGCTTATTCATTTTATTCAGCACCTATCTGGGTTACAGTAGTCAAACTATTCAACTGCTGTTGGGTAAGGTTTGTAGGGAAGAAAATAATTCTACGAATCCAACCGTCAAAGGTAGTAGTACCAATACTCAGCGTTTCAAACTGGGCTGAGACTTGTTGAGCCTTGTTGAGGTTCGTAGATGTTACGGTGCTACCATTCAATGAGCGAAGATATGCGCCAACATTAAGCGAATACCCAAAGCCGTGGTAGTTGTTGAACGCTAGATTCGACGCAGCCTGAGAAGTCTGTACCCCGCTAGGCCCATCCACTACGGTCGTAAGAGTCAAGGTAGATGTGCCTGATTGGTTCAAAGCAATAAACTGGCTGTTATCGTTTGTGCCTATCTTGAAAATGGTGGGATTTAGTGCATTAGTTGCACACTTAAAATCAATAACAGCAGAAGAGGGGTTGCTGCTTGTTAGCCAGTTTCCAGAAGAAGACAAGAACTTGTACTCGGTTGCTGGCCGTGTTCTAGGTGCCCCAATAGTTCCAATAAAAGATGTTGCCTTTGGTCCAACTTCTAGTTGAGGAGCCGCAACAGCCATGCCCGCTTCAGATGTTTGTGGCAGAAAGGTTACACCAATGCCATCTTTTTCTACCGCAATAATCAACTGCTCAACATCTGTTGTGTCAGCAACAAAACTAACTGAACAACGCCACACATTTTGACCAACCCGCTCAATACTTGAAGTAGTTCCTGTTGCTCCCGAAATTACAGTTGTAGTTCCCAACGCCCCAAATGAAAGCCCTTGATCAGGGTTTGGATTTACAATAAATCTAGCGCGAACAGCAGTATTGACCGCAGAAGATGGGAGAAGCGAATTGTCTTCTTTGGCTCCCATAATAAAATTCAAGTATTGAGGTGGAGACAGGGCATCAATTCCATAGAGTAGGGGAGATACATAGATAGAAAAAGTATATCTAGTTCCCGCAGTCAAAGATACGGAACGCTTCACCCCATGTTCCATAAAGTAGTTTGCACATTGAAGCACTTGACCTCTTGGCTCCTGCCATTCAGGAGGCAAAGTATTGTCCAAGAGCATTGAGGTGCTTCTAAAAATTGGATATGGCGCGTCCAAAGCCGCAATTGCAGTTCTTTGGGGGAATGTGCCGCTTTGGTAAGTAAACAGCGAACTCCAATTGATAAAAGGATTAGTCCAAAGACTATCTGTAAGTAGATTTGTAGCCGCTGGTTCTAGGCGGAGACCACGCAGTTCGCCTGAAAGGGGATCGTAGTCAATAGGGGCTTCGTAGGTAAAGGTGTTTGTAGTCGCTACATAGGGGTTTTCTTTGCTTGAATCCAGCGTAAGTTGGGCACCCCATGCCAAAATGTCAACCGTTTTATCGGTTTCGCTGTTACCAATAAGAAAAATACCGCAACCTACTTGAGAGCCAGTAAGAATAAAATTTGTGCTGTTTGCTTGAATGCTGTACTTTTTCCACTCAGGACCCACAGTAATCTTATATAAGAAATGGTTTCCCAAAGCAACGGTGTAAGTTGCTCCTGTTTGGGACTTAAGCCAGATAGAAAAAGTTTTTAGGTTGGTGCTGATATTTGAAGTTTCAAATACAGCAAACCCGCCTCCCGGCCTTTGGTATACCCCACACCTAGAGTTGGCAAAGGATAGCGCATCCGGATCATAAAATGTTTCGGTAGATCCCAAAGACAATCTAATTCTTGTGGCTGTAATCGTTCCTTCTGGACTCTGTGCAAAATTTGCTGTCCGCAGTACGGTATTTGTTGGGCCGTAGTTATGAGCAATCCATGGTGAAATACTTAAGTTTTCACTATAGTAAAGCGCATTGATCGGTCTACATTGTGTAAGAGGGGTTCGGGCTCTTTCTCGGTTTACTGTGTATCCATTAAAAGGAGCCACATTAACCTTATGTTCCGATTTTACATAAGGAATTGGTGCCGTAGTCCCAGAAAGTTGGGCCCCAAAGATGTAAATTCCTTGTACATTAGGGCTGGTGGTAGGCAGAACCCGAATACGGCAAGAAACCTTTGCGCCATCCAAAAAAGCATGAGCGCGCTTGGTTTCATTTGAAACAGTAATCGATACCCGATACCAGCCATTTCCAACATTCTGAATAGATGAGGTATTGGCATACACAAAGGCTTCAATAATGCCTTGGTCTATATCAAATGTAGAATCAGCAAGCGTAATTTCGGGATCTGGGCCAGTTTCTGAAAACGCAAACATATACAAACGAACCCTATAAGGCTGCGTTGTAATAAAGTCCCCACCCCCCGTAGGTGGATTTCCCATCTTTACATAGATAGAAAAGGTGTATTGATTGGGCGAGGCGATGTTTACAGGAACTTCAAAGGTGTTGATTCTCAGTTCATTGGGAAATGCGGGTCCCGTATTACCAAGAACCAAATAAGTAGCGTTTCCTTGTGTGTTTAACGGATTGCTGAGGGATGAAGTCAGAGCCGTTACATTAACCCAAGACCAATCCGTGGGAACTAGGTCTTCTCCGCCACCCAAAATTAGGTATTCGGGGTTCCGTACAGCAAACTCGTTAAAATTTTCTGAAAAGCGTAAGAGGTTTTCGTTTTGTGTTTTCCCAGTAACGGAGTGAGAAAACTGCGTTGTAGCAATGACCCCGTTATTGAGTAGGGTTTTTTGAAAGCGTAGATCAAGGGTACGCCCATCGCCCCCAACAGTACTTGCGGTTTCGGTGCCGCCGAGGGTAGCAATACCTCTTGATTTTCCGTCTTCTGTTGTTGGAATAATGTAATTAAACTTCATTATTCCCCCAAAGTAGCGTTAATTGTTTCGCCTTCATTATTTACAAACTGCACACGAACATAACTAACCAAGGGCACAACACGCACCCAAGAATTGTTCACCGAGTCTTGGTAATCAGCGTCATTAGTTTTAAAAATTGCGATATCAAACCAAGTGATATTATCCCACGACCCTTGATAAAACAACTTAAAAGTGGAAGTAGACAAATACTTGTCTCCATTGTGTTGAACACTTAGAAGTCCAAATTGGTCTGGGTTATTTTGGGGCTTATAAACAGCACCGGTAGCATTATTAGAATCAGAACTAATGAGGTTTTTAAAGCGCATTTAGTTTCTCCAAATAGAAAAGAATTGAGTCAATAGGGCAACCGCGCCCCCGATAAGGGCTGCAATGCCCATTGTAAACGACTTTGAGTGTTCTAGTTCCCGAAGACGGCCTTCGTGATTCTTGAGTTGATCTTCTTGAAGACGCTGCATCTGTAGTAGCGCATCCACTTTGCCCTCAAGACGGCCAATCGCCAACATAATTTCCGGAGTGTCATGGGAGTGCATTAGGCTACCCTCTGGACCAAGATGGTTTGGATGTAGACAGTACCTATACCACCAGTTGGTAAGGCCGCTTGGATAACATTTGATCCCCGGCATCGCCAAGTTCCACTAAGTAGAGTAAATCCAGAAGCCGTAGTAGTTCTTAGAACATTGGTTGTAATATTATAATACACGGTTACTGCTTGATTTAGGGGTATGGTTACAGTTCCCCCTGCGTCAATAGCGATTGCAAGAGTGCTGCCAATTGGGTAAACAAGATCTCCGGCGGCATCACCTGTTGCTGTATTAACTTGTGCGCCCGAGGCCGCGCTATCTACATAAGACTTTGTAGCAACATCCTGTGGATCAGTTGGGTTAGCGCAGGAGACAATCCGATTACTTCCACCACCAGCATTAATAGCCACATTTCCCGTGGCTGTTCCCCACGAATTCAATGGGATTGAACTCATGGCTGTGGCTGACGGCGCAACAGTAGATGAACTATTGTTTGCGACTACATTAAATGGTGAAATAGTTGCCAGTTTAGAATAAGCAATACCGGCACTAGGTGAAATTTCTGCGTTCGTTACTGTAGTAACCGTAGCCAAAGCCCCAAGACCCAAAGTGGTTCGCATCGCGCTAATAGAACCATCATCTAACAGCGTTCTAGCGGTTGCTGTACAAGGGATATTAAAGCGTATTCCATTAACGGTTCCAAGAACTGTCTCACCAGCGGGTGCCACAATACCAGCAATAGGAATTGTGCCAATAAGTCGATCTGTGGGCAGACTCAAGAGTTGAATCTTGCTTCCATCAATACCTACAGCCCCACCACTTGTTGCCGGAGCAATCTTTGCATCGGTAATTGCACCATCTTCCACTTTGGCTGTAGTAACGGCATCATCCAAAATCTTTTGAGTGGTTACAGCAGCATCGGCCAAACGGCTAACATCGACGGCTTCGGCTGCAATCTTAGCCGTAGTAATTGCGTTGTCGATAATGTCGTTTGTACCCCAAGGACCTCCGCCACCACCGCCTCCGCCTCCTCCACCCGATGCTGCAATAGCCGACTCTACCCAGCCTTTTGAAGCCGCCGAAGTGGCTGTAGGAGGGGTTGTGGGAAGATTACGAATATCCAAACCCTGAGCCGTCCAGAACTGGGCAGTAGGGTTTGAGGTGTCTTTGGGTAGATACTGCCCTCCACTAGAAGACAGGCTACCTTGTTCTTTGGCTTCTTGCGTCAAATGAATCATGGCCTTAATAGCCAGATTCAATTGCTCCGCATTCAAGACTTCTGTATTGAAAAACTCAAGAACATTGTCCTTAAAAGTTGCCAACTTATTTGGAGTGACTCGCTGAACACGAATGGCCGATCCAGCGGTAATTCCTGAATTGCCTAAAACGCTGACAATAGCCGAAGAGTACTCAGGAAGTTCACTCAAAATCCAATAAGGATCGCCAATTTTACTCGGGGATCCATATGGAATCTTGGTGTTGTTGACATACACCTCAAGGAAGTCCCTGTCAATGTAGCCGTCAATGCCCCCAGAAGCATTATACACCGTATAGGTGTGGTTGTTATTCGGCCCGGGAGACACATACTCAACATAACTATTGGGCATTTTTTAAGTCCTTAGATTCAGTTCGATGAGCGGGGTTGAGATCGCCGGAGGTTGTACTCGTAGGCGACATCTTCTTCAAGAATGTTCAGGTACTGCTTGAGGAATGGGAGGTTCTGACCGGGCATAAGTCCACGGCCTGCATGGATGGTCTTGGTCGTGATCTCACGCTCAATGTCCAACCCAAACGGCTTGCCAATAAGGGCACCACGGGCATCGCTTACAACCGTCCCAAGGTTACGGAAAATAGACTGCCCCGGGAAACCATACCAATCCAGACCTGAGTATCGATACGGGGCAAACAGGGGATCCTTGCTCCCAAGCGACCACATAGCATCTCCAGCCTTGGTCAACAGGTACATCTCAGCGGGTCCAGAGAAGGCACCACGGATGAAGCCCTCGGCACTAAGGAGTTCTTCCATCTGCTCGGCCTTCTTGTAGTTACCAGCCTTCTTGTACGACTCGTAGTCAGCCTTGTTGCGGCCCCAGCCAATCAGGCCAGCAAGGACCATGGTTGCAGTCATTTCCTTGGCAACCTGAAGACCACCGCCACCCTTGACACGGCCAGCATTCTGGATCAGGAAGTTGTCGATACCCTTCAAATTGAAGGTACTGAACTGAGTAAACAGACGGCCCCACCAAGTAAAGGCAAACTTAGCAAAGTCACCGCGGGTAGGAACATCCTGAATACGGGTACGCACCATGCGGTCAACGAACTGCTTAAGTTCCCGCATCTGAGGGCCGTCCATGTTCTTCAGGTTGACCACGCGGTCGCCCAACAGTCCAGCCCGGGTTTCGGCATTTTCTGCCACCCACTTAGCAAGAGCCCGGTACTGATCCGGCTCAAGGCCCAGAGTACGCACCGTAGCGTCATCCAGCCCCTTGGTGCCCATCTTACGGCCCACCTCAAACAGGTGCTGAATGGTCGTAGCCGCCGTCAACTGTTGGGTCATGCTGTTGATGGGGGCCAGACCAGAGATGTCCGACATGGCATTTGTGGCCCCACGGACAGCCCCAGCAAAGGGACCAGAGTAACTAGCGTCCCCAAGGGGATCCATGAAAACACGCCGCATACGGTCCGTAGACGGGTGGAACCATTGATCCAAGAACGATGCAAAGTTTGAAGTCTCTCGGTCAAGGTTCTTGTAATTTTTCAGCATCTCCATAATGATGGGCATCTGACGAATCGTGTTTCGCAGGCCAACAGTCCCAACAATACGGGCAATTTCGCTAACGGCAGCAAGGCCGAACTGACCACCAGTAGTCAGGTACCCATACTGCATGAACAGAGACATGGCCTTGTCGCCAAACTTAGGCGCACCAGAGTAAATAGGCTCGTAACGCAGGGCTGCAATAACTTCCTTGAGTGCGCTTTCGGTCTGTTCGCTGATGTCGCCTCCGGTAGCCCGGGCATTAGCCAGCATCTCGTCAATGGTGTTGACCTTCAGGGCCTCCTGAATTTCAGTACCATCTTCCAGAATCTGCTTGGGACCCTTGAAGCCATTGGCTGCAAGAGCATCGTTATAGGCATTGATCAACTTACGCTCATTGACTGCCCCCATAACAGAGGTGATGTACTTCCGGAAGACCTTGGGAAGATCGTCATCAAAGAGGTCATCAAGAGCCAGCGTGGCCTTACCGTTGCCCAACAGGTCCTTGCCGACAACAATCTCGGTGCTTTCGTCCAGCAGAATACGGGAGCGGCCAAAGGGAGTCTTGCTGCCCACCTTAGTCTTGAGAGGCCCAAGCAAGTCACCCAAAGCCTCAACCAGTTCCTGATCCTGCGAGGACATCGGACGATTCTCGGTGTTCTTGGCAATCGAAATAAGACGGTCGGTGAATGCCTTGGCTGCTGCCGCAGAATCACCCTCAAAGACTTCTTCGACTCCATCAATCACAACCTTACGACCATTCTTGTCAATCGCCTGCTTGATCAGACGCTCAAGAACTTGGGTACCCTCAGCCGTGTTAGCAATGTCCCGGATCAGGTCAAATCGCCACATACGGGGCATATAGTTACGCACCGCTGACTTGGTGAATCCCGCAAGACCCGACTCAAACGCAAGCCCATGGACCTTCTGGAAGATCTCTTGGAAGCCCCGGGCTGCATCGTTAACGGCATCAACCGAATCGTCAAAGGCCCCAGTACGGAGTTGCTTGGCGACCCGCTTATTGAAGTCCTGACGAACGGCTTTGTTGCCAAAGGCAAACCGTAGGTTGTCCACAAGCGATACAGAGTCAGCCGCGACATTGTTCACCCCACCGCCAGAGGCGAACCGTAGGTAAGTATTTCGGTACCCACGCAGGAAGGAAAACATACTGGCGTGAAGCAGTTGAGTGCCTTCTTCAAAGATGGTGTACTTGATTGCCTTACCGACTGAGCGACGGGCGTTGAATGCAAGGCTCGCAATGTGACGGATGGCCGGGTTATCTGACTCCATAGCCCGTGCAGCCTGATTCAGCAGGGGCGACAGTAGCGGAATACGCTCGGTCAGGAACGCAGTCAACTGCTTAGGAGCCGCATTGTCCCAAGTCCCATTACCAGCCGTGGGGGTAGCGGGAGCCCCATCAGGACCTCCAGCCATCACCGCCTCTCCAGTAGCCGCCTGAGCAGCCCTAGGCGTGGTCCGGGATCCCAACTTGGCAAGGACGCTTTCAGGAATCGACACAGGCTTTCGGGTTCGCCCCGCAGCCCTACCTTGAGTTCGTGCGCTGCCTGCGGCCAAATCTCCAACGCGGTTATTGATGATTCCGATCACCGCAGCACGACGGCCAGCGGGGTCAAGAACAGTACGGCCCTTGGTATTCACCCGGGTAGGCGGGTTTTTTGCAATAGCCTGCAACTCGTCAATCACTTCAGAAACAACCTGACGATTGACAGTACCACCACGGGTACGGATCTCTTCAAGAACCACAAAGATCAGAGACTGAGGTGCCGCCGGGTCTGCACCATATCGACCAGTATTGAAGTACTGCCAGACCTGATCGACCAGTTCACCCCGTTCAGCAACAGCCACAGCCCTTGAATCGGCTGAACTAAGTACTGCACGGGTACCCTGTGGGCGTAACTTTTCTGTAATCTCTGGCCCAAGTTCCTTGCTCAGTTCCTTCCAGAAAACTGAGTTAAAACCAAACCCGTATCCGCCAGCGCGTTGAGCAGCAGCCATGGCCCGGGTAATTGCAGAAAAAGTTTGAACCGTGGGCTGAGTTCCAGTAGCCAATGAAACTTCAAATGCAGCGGCCATCATGGGATTACGACCACCAATTTGACTGGGATCTAGGGCTTGAGGAAGCGCATCCCATTCTGCCTTGGCCGCAACAGCAGCCGTGTCAATCATCCCGCTTGTGGCTTGAGCGGCTGTCCCACGCAGCACAGTCTCGTCAACATAGGCCGCAGACTGGAAAGGGAATGGGGTATAGTTGATCGTGTACCCACCCGGAAGATCAACCTGTCGAGCCCGGTACATTGACTCAGCAGCGTCTTGAATCTGGTCGGAAGCAAAGGTACGACCAAAGGCGGCACCACCCAGACCCCCGGCAATACCCGCTGACAGGGTCATACTGAAGGCCAGTTCACCAAAGGTGGGGTCATAGTTCGGGTCAATACCCTCCCTAGCCATGGCGTAAACCACTTCTTCCCCAGCCCCCAGAGCCGCCCAACGGGCCGCAAGGCCAGTCCGGGACAGGGTAGCAGCAGCCTCTGCCGCAGCCTCAGCGGTCCTGCTAGCCGTTCCCGCAGCCTGCACACCGTATCGACCGTAGGTAGCGGCAGCGGCCCGTCCAGCCAGCGTAGTGCGCGTCCCAAGGCCAGCCAAAGCAATAGGCTCTGCCAGCATCCCACCAACCATCATGGCCCCAGCATCAGCCACCATGCCCGTAGCAAGGCCCAAAGCAGAAGGCTGTGCTTCAGGGGTGCCCCGCTTGATGAACTCTACACGATCAAGAAACTCGTTATAGGTACGGGCTGCAAGAGCATACTGCCACTCATCCTGCGGAATGGTATTCAGTTTTTCAATAATGCCTGTGCGGTTGTTCCCCATGCTGAACGATGTGGGAGAATTAGCGTCAATCTGATCGACATCCGTTTCTAGATTGAGTGGGTCATCCGATTCGCCACTAAGCAGATCGTAGCCGCCCTCTACTGCTTGAAAGGTTGCGGACCCAAGGAGAGACTGGGTCGCTCCCGACAAGAACCGCTCGGCCCACGACGAGGTAAGCAATCCCATATCGGGATCATGGAACGGAGCCTCGCTAAGGGCCTTGCGTTCTGCCGCAAGTTCCGCAGGAGTCTTGGCAAAGATAGGACTAGAGAAATAAAAGTCTGCCATGTTATCAGTTATTCCAAAGCCAATTCTTAAGCCAATTGCTCAGGGCTTGAGCAGTTTGGCCCCTGACTTGGTTAGGTGTAATTCGACCAAGAACCGCCTTATCCAAAGCCTTATCAAAGACCTTGCGCGTTTCTGGCATAGTCGGCACAGTAAGTTCTGAAGCCCTATAAAACTTATTGACTAGCGGCTGACCGTTTTCACGGACTCCGAACAAAGTTTCCCTTGCTCCCGGAAGGCTGACAACCACAAAGGTAGCATTGGGGTTGTTTGGAAAGTTGACATCCAAGAACGCTTCAAGGAAGGCTTCGTTCTTATCTCCTAGGGCGGTACGAGGAATCATGCTGCCGCGCACAAAGACATGGTCTTTCAACAACTGTTCCTTTGCAGCACGATAGGCATATTGGCTAGCCATACCGTTGTCTTGAATAGCGTTGGCCCAAGCGGTGCGGAACGCATAGTCCATATAAGGAACAGCGTCTGTCTCAAGTTGTCCAGTAGGAGAAGACGCTAAGGCAGCACTACGGATTTCTTCAAGAGCCCCAACAATGTTTTTAGTTGTGTCCTGATCGCCGCCAAACTGATCAACCCACTTCAAAGGGTTCTTGACATCAAAGGGGTCCTTGCCAGTTTCGCGGCCAAACAGACGCATGGATGAAACATCCTGAGCCACAGCCCGTAGATCTTCGCCCCTGCGTACACGGCCAGCGGCATACTCCAGCATCTTGACAACTTCCTTACCGTTTTCCCCAGTAGGAAGAATAGCATCGATGTTCTGGTTGTTATCCCTAGCGAACATGAACGCATTAATCATCAGTTCAGTTGCCGGAAGAGGACGATCAGTTTCAACAGCCTGTGGGTTCAATTCCTCATAGAAACTCTTGTAAGTATCGGAAAGATACCGTGGATCATCAAATTGAGCAGCCAAGGTCATACGCATTGCCGTAGCCTTGTAGCCCATCTGCTGTTTGAACTGAAGAATTTCTTGGTTATCTCCGGGAGCAGGACGATACTTGGCTTCCCATTCGTCAACCTTACGGCTGATCTTCACAAAGGCATCTTCGCGGACCCGCTTAAACTGATCCTGACTAGGCTGAAGACCTAGGGTATCCGTGGTAAAGTCCTTGACGGCCCGGTCATAGTCACCCCAAGAAGGGATACTGGTAGATCCCGGCTTGGCCGCTTCATCCAGTTCACGGTCGATGTTCGGGAACAGGCCATCCCCTTGACCCGTACCGACCCAAAGAGTGTTGGTAGCCTGAATTGTGGCATTAAGTTGACGGGTTTCTGCCGCAGCATCAAACTCACGATTGAAAAGTTCCGTTGCTCTGAAGAACTGCTCGGGTGGCAGATTAAGATCCTTGATCTTCTGCATCAGAGCATTACGGTCGGGGTTGGTTTGCGTTTCAGTTAGGACAGAGTAAATAGCGTCTGACTGGGACTGCTGAAACGCCTTTTCCTGTTGAGCCTTGGCGCGATTGTAGTCTGACTCGTAGCGAGAAAGTAGGCTATCTACTCCCCTAGCCCCGGTGTACTTTGAGGCTTCCTTGCGGACAATATCTGCTCCCTGCTCGTAAGTCAGATATCCGTCAAGAACTCGGGGAATTGTGTTCTCTTCCATGATTTGAGTAACACGGGCAAACTCAGCATCGGTCAAGCGGGAGATGTTTTCTTGAATCTTAGGATTAGCCCGACGCAGAAGATCCTTGACCTCACGAACATCGGCCAAACGACCAGTACCCGCCTTGACTCCATTCAACAGATCCAAAGCCTGCTGGGGGTTATCTCCGGTAGACGCAGCGTCAATCAGGTGTGCCGCCACAGCCACATTAACTTGATGGCTGGGAACACCACTTAGGGCGTAGTTATCAAACTGAGTCTGGAAATAAGCCAGCAAACCTTTATGAAAAGCCGGATCGGTGTTTCCAAAATCGTAGACAACCTGATCTACCAGAGCCCCCGCACCGCTAAGAATCTTATTCTGGTTATGCTCAACAACCCGCTGCTCATGCTTGGCCTGCATAGATCCAACAAAGGGGTTGAACGACTCGTAGAACGAGCGGCTCATGTACGACGCATCGCCAATAAACTGATTGACATTCTGCGTGTACTGGTAGGCAAAGGCATCAAAGCCCCGGGGATCATCAAGGAAGTTGGGATCCTCTTGGATCTTCTTTTCCAGCAGAGTTTCAAAGTTAGCCCGGGCCTTAGCAGCCTCCATGGTTCCACTAGCCTTCTGGGCACCAATAGCAAACCACGGGTTCTCCGTGGGCTTGATCTGACCTTCTGAAACCAGTTGCTGATAAGAGCGTCGGCTCTGGTTGACCAGATCCTGACCCTTCAGAATCTCTTCTTCGTTAGACTGCTGCTTCAGGGCTCCCGCAAGTCGTGCTGCGCTGACTGACAGATTGCTGAAGGCATCGGCAAACTGAAGGGCGTTCTGTACAGTCTGTTGATCGTACAGTTCAGCCGCAACAGCGTTCTGGTTAGGCGCGACAAAGGTGCTGACGGGTCGCGCCGTAATATCAAGTGATGGTCGTGCTTTAGCCATTAGAAATTACTCCGAAGGCCGGGAATAGGAACGCCCGGGGGAGGGGGAGGTGTCGTGTTCATGTTAGCCTGAGAACCAACTCCAGACGGGGTCTGGAACGAACTGAGGGCTCCGTAGGTGCTAATACCCGTGGTAATGCCATTAATCAGCGGGAGCCACGGGCTCGGGTTAGCAGCAGGCGGCAGCGGGGCCGGGTAGCCACCATTGATCGCGCTCTGCCCACGGGCATAGATGGCCTCGATCTCCACGCCCATCTGGGTCCGCATATTGTTGATGTTTCGGGCAGCAGCGGATTCAAACTCCATGACATCACGGTCAAACTGGGCATGGAGCAAATCGACGCTACGGCCCTCTACGCCTGCTGAGGCTGCGACTGTGCTGTAGGTAGCCTTGGCCTCTCGGGCGTTCCTAGAGATCCCCTCCAGTTCCTGACGAACCGCCAGTTGACGCTCGGCGTTCTGACGAACAATCTGATCGACCTGAGAGCCGACATCCTGAATCACAGCCTCAGCGTTCTGGACATACTGCTTATTGCCTGCAACGCCA